TTTGACCTTTTGAGCCTGTAAGTTTGCTTAGTACCTTTTGGCTAATTAGGTCTTGCTGTTCTTCGCTTGGAACTCCGTTATTAAAGTTTACAACCTTCGTTCCGCTAAAGCCGTTTTGAACTTCATTTATTAGATAGTCGCTTACTTCTTCTTCTAGAACTGCGTAAGGTATCGCGCCTTGGTAGTCGGGGTAAGCGTAGTATTTCATACCAACCCCGTAAGGCTTAACGAACATTATTTCTACTTTGTCTTTTGAGTACCCAAAAGCACTAAAACGAGTTGGCGGAAACTTACGTACATCCTCCCAATTATCCGAATAGTAATAGCCCGTTATCTCGCCTTTTTCGTTGCACTTTTCCGCACGTAATAAGTTCACGGGAATATGATAAACCTTTAATACTTTATCGTGCTTTTCGTTGTAATGAACTTGCATTGCGAACTGCCCGAATAACTTTCTATCGAATACCATTTTACGCAAGCATTCCGCGCTAAACAACGTCATCATTTGAGCGTATTCGTTAGGCTTACGCGAAGCATCTAAGGCGCTTAAACCTTTGCCGTAAATTAAACGGCTTACATTGTTTATTATCGCGCTGTTTGTAGTGGATTTCGTGTACCTATCTATAAGGTAATTAAAGTAGTTGTTATCCTCCCCGAATTCTACCCATGCATCGCGTTTGGATTCTTGGATAGTCGGTTGTTGATATTCTGCTAATTGTAAAACGTGAACGTTATTCATACATTATGAAGTCATTAGTTGTTGTATTCGAAATGTAACCGCCATCGTTAACCGAAAACGTATCTATCGGTTGGTTCGTGCAAAACATTCGCTCCTTTAATAGTAGGTTTCCCCCTCCGTCTTTAATTACCGCCCAATAAAAATGGTTCTCCAAAGTTGGTAAAACACCACTAAAGGAATGGACGTAATCGCCTGTAGTAAATAACCCCGAAACGGGTACGGTATCATTCGTGTTTTCGTCCGTTAGTTCGAGCGTTACACCGCTTCCGAACCTAAGAATAAAGTTAAATGTTTGACTTACGTTAGTTTGTTGAACTACTATCATATTAGTATAACTCGTTAACGTGTTTTTTGTGCAATAAAAAAGGGGGCTATTAACCCCCTCTTTACCTTTTTAGAACATCTTATGAATTAACTACCGTAGGCGTGTTAAGCAAAGTTACTAATTGCGCTTCGGTTGCAGCATCTAGGAAATTAGCAGGGGTTGCCTCTTGTCCTGTAAAAGTCAAAGAATAACCGTTCATATCTCCCAAAGCAGTTCCGTTGGAAATAGTACCCGCAGTTACGTCCATACCTCGCAAAAGTCCTGCAATAAAATATTGACCGTTGTTGTTTTCAACGATAATGTTTGGTCTTCCGTAAGACAAAAGTTTAATTTGTTTGTGGGTAATTGCGTCTTGCTTTTTCAAAGTAACGGTTAATACTTGCTCGAAGAAAGTAGTTCCGTTTTCGCGTGAACTTGTAATAGTTTGCTCAAAGGAGTTAGTACCTTTAAGTTCAAACTTGTAAATAGAAGACAAAGCAGGCAAAGTAATTGCCGTAATTTGGTCTTCGTAACCTACCGTAGTATCGTAAGTAATGTCGGTTTCATCGTAAAGCCCGTAATTAAGAATGTAAAGGTTTTTTAACCCACCTACCGCATCTTTACAAGGCTCAATTCTACCGTGTGAAATATCGCAACTCATTGTATTTTAGTTTTAATTGTTAAAAAAAAAGGGTGGCAGTTTTATCCACCACCCCGTTATATTTTTAGTTATGGATTATCCGTAAACAACGATATCTTCGATAACTCCGTACTGCGCACCCGCTGCATATCGCATAATAACACGAACGTTATCATCGCCCAAAGTAGCTGAAGTGTCAATTACTCGAACCTCTTGTGTGTCGCTCAAAAGCGAGCAGCCGAAATAAAGGTTAGAAGTAGTTGTAGCCATAGCGGTATCGTTAGCAAGTCCGTTAGCCATAAAGATTGGAATACCGTTAAAGCTAAGGTTTCCGTTAGTATACCATTGCGTACCTTGAGCATTGATACCCGCGTTAGCAAGTGAACCCGAACCTGAAGTACCAAAACCACCCAAAGCAGAAATATACGCTTTAACAAAGTTTTGAGAAAGGTAAATTTTTAAGTCGGGTTTTCCGTAAAGTCCTGCAGGGATAGCGTCAACGATAGCTTGTAATTCTCCGATTACGTTCAAAGGAGTAATTGGGGAAGACGGCACTAATTGACCCGCAGGCAATAAAGGGTCTACCAATGCGGTGGCGTACAACCCGTCAAATTGACCCGAAGTTGATGCAGAACCTTGCCAAATAGAAATTTCGTTAGCGGCTGCAACTTTTTCAGCAGCGTAAGCAATTAGATAATCGGCAAAAGATTTTGGTAAAGTGTCGAAAGAAGAGTAACCCATTTCGATAGATTGCCAAGTTGAATGGAACTCTTTTTTACAAAGTGTCATGTTCACTTGTAAATCTTTAACTTCTAAAACTCGCTCGGTTAAGTTTACCGTTCCTGCGTTGTTATAGTCGCAAGTTGCATCTTGTAGAAAGTTAGTTGTTTCAAGGCGTTGGATAACGCTTTTGAATTTTACGTTAGGCATAACGGTTACTCCGCCGCCTTCGATAGTTGGTGCGCTCAAAAGAGCAGCAGAAACGTACTTACCTGCCCATTGACCTGCGTAAGACGTTGTAATGTTTGGATTTGGCATTTTTTCTAATTTTTAGATTATTTATACATTTTGTTTAGTACGGAATCCATTATTCCGCGTGGTGCTTTAGCGCCTATCTTAACGAAGTCCGCTTTAGCCTCGTTTTCGGGGTTAAACGCGATTGGTTCGGGTGTTTCGCTAAGTTCGGTCGCTTCGGTTGCGGTCTCGGTAACTTTGGATAACTTTGCCAATTCAGCTTTTAACAATTCGTTTTCTTCTTTAAGTTTTTCCATTTCGCTAAAGAACGTTTCTTTAACGATTGATTCGATAGTTTTTTTAGGAGTAGATACAGGGGCGCTCATTTCTTCTTCAGGCATAGGCTCGGTTACTTCCTCTTTGGTTTCTTCTTCTACCTCTTCTACTTCTTCCTCTTTTTCTTTAACCTCGGAAATAATACCCTCCTCGACTACTACCAAAATACGTCCGTCTTCTAGTTCGTATTCGCCTACAGGAACGGCTATTTTTTGCTCGTCTTCCGTTACTACAAAAACCTCTTTTCCTGCTTCGAACGTTTCCGCTTCGATTTTAGTAACCCCATCGCCCATAAGCATTTGTTCTAACTTAATTTCTTTGCTTAGTAGGCTTTTAATGTGTTGTAAAAGTGTGCTATTTTTCATTTTTATTTTATTAAGTTTTCCAATTCCGTTTTTAATTCCTTTAATTTCTTAAAGGCTTCTACTTTTTCGGGTTCCATTCCAACCTCTTTAGATTTACTTTCGTATTCGCTTAAATCGGTATCAATTTTACCCGCAGTATTTTCGTAAAGCGCTTTAATTTCTTTTTTAAGTTCTTTTATCTTTTTTAACGCATATTGCATTTCTACAATATCCGACTCTAAAGATTGCATTGAACTTAATTCCGTTTTAGCTTGGATTTCGTCCGCTCGGTTAATTTTGTCTAAAATGTTTTTCATAACTTAATAACTTATTTGATTTTTGTTTGTTGCATTTTTATGGTAGTGGATTCCAATTCGGCGCGGGCGGTTGTGGTATTGTAACATCTCCTCCGATACCTTGATTTTGTAGTTCGCCCGTACAACATTTACGCCTGTATTTTCCGTCTTTGCATAGGCAAGCACGTTTACCGCTTGTTCGTGCTGCTCGTGGTTTATTTCCGTTTTCGTTCATCCTTGACCTTTATTTAGTTTAACGTAATTCTTACTCGTTTTTAGTTTGCTCGTTTTACTTTTGGCGTGTACGTTTGGACGTTTGACCTTGGGTTTTCGAACGTGAGTAATTGCGTTAGTTTGCTTTGCCACTTTTTATGCTTTCTAGTTTTCTTTGCGCCCATTCTATACCTTCGTCCCCTCCCCAAGCAAGCCAAGCCAACCTACCGCATCCATCCCCTAACTCGCGTGTAGAGTGTTGGCGGTGGCGTTCAAAACTTGCCATCCGTGAAATCGTTTCTTCCGAAATCGGTTCTCCGTTAGCTAATTGGTTTGCACGTGCTTTTCCTGTGGCTTCGAGGCAATCCCCCCATCCGTTTTCTTCTGCGTATCTAATAGCTATCTTTGCGTTTTCGATTGCTTGTTTAGGGTAGTCCGTGTAAGATTCTAATTCGATTCCTAATAACCTTTTTAGTTCGTTTATTACCTCGGTGGCTTCGGCTTCCTCTGCGCTCATTTCGAACTTGTCCGCGAAATAACCTTCGATTGAAAAGCCTTTTACTTTGCCTTCTTTAACATCGTTCCAAATTTCCTCGTTATTTACTTTCATCGAAATCATCCAAGTTCCTTTTGGTAAATCGAATCCGTATAGTCGGCTTTTATCCGTTTTACTATCTTCGATTATCCAACTTTCTACAACGCTTAAACCTGTAACCTTTTTTTCGTGTTCGTAGGTTGCGTTATTTTGGTTTGAGTTAATTAAAAATAGTTCGCTAGCTTTACGAATAGTGTCCGAACTGAAATAAATATAGTATTCTTCGTTCTTTGAATTTCTGCGGTAAATTTGTTTATTTGGCACTAAAGCCGCACCCATTAAAATACGCTTTTCGGAATCTACCTCCTTTAGTTCGATTTCGTGTTTTTTTAAGGCTACAAAGTTTTCCTCGATAGCGGGCGAATGTACAACGCTAACCGCGTCTATTCCGCTTTGCGGGTCTTCATCGTCTATTATCAATTCGATAATTCTCATATCTAAATAATTTTAATTTGGTTAAAGTGTTGCGTTTTGTATTCTATTCCTATCCAAACTTTGTGCGCTTGAAACTTCCCCACTCACTACATACGCTTGCGTTGGTTGTTGTTGAAGTTGCGCAAGTTGGTTTAGTCCGTTATTTCCTACCACGTTAAAGTTAGGCGCTTGCGGAGTTCCACCGCCTCCGCCCATTGTAGGAATTGAACCACCGCCACCCGAACCGCCTGAAACCGAACCTCCGCCTTCAAACTTTTGCATAGCAATTTTACGAACGTTCATTATTCCCGTAGCTACTGCAATACTAGCAGCGATACCACCTAAAACAGGACCAACAACGGGAATACTTGCCATTGAACTATAAGCCGCCGTAGCCGCTTTGTACGTGTCTATCGTTGCCCCTGCTATATCCGCAGCCTTCTTAACGTTAAATGCTTTTTTTTGGTTTTTCTTACTAGATTCGCCAAACAAAACCGCCAAGTTTCCTAACGCTTCAAATTGTCCTTTAGCTAGGTCTAAGTATTTATTTATTTGCTCATTTCTTCGATTCTTTTCTTCGTCATCGTATTTCTTTTGAACATCCGCTAACTCCCTTCCTTTGGCTATTGCTATGGTCTTTTCGGCATCCGCGTTGCCCTTAGCCATTTCCTCCATAGCTAAATACTTTTCACGGATTAAACCTAATTCGCGTTCCTGCTCCGTTAGTTTGGCTTGGTAGTTCGCTTCGTCTAAGGCTTCTATTTGCGCTAAGAATTCCTCGTTTTGTTTCTTTTCTAAATCCTTTGCTTTTTGGTTGGCTTCTTCTTGTTTTTTTAATTCTAGGTCTTTATATTTTTGCTTTACCGCAATAACGTCTTTTTGGTATTGTTCGGTAATCGCAGTAGTGTCTTGCCCTGCTTTATCCGCAAGCGCAGACATTTCGTCAAACTTATTGGCGAGTTCCTGTAACTCTTTTTCCTGCGCGTCCGTTATTCTAGCTTGGCGGTCTTTTTCCTGCGCATCTAAAAAGTTTGTAAGGTCTTGGCTTACTTCTTTTTGCGTTTTTGCGTTTCCTTTGGCGGCATTTTCTTTGTCTTGCTTCATCGCCAACTCGTTATCTAGTACTTGACCTTTTAACGTGTTTAGTTTCGCTTCTGCTTCTTCTATTGCTTTATCCCCTTCCGCTTTAACGCTTTCAGGGTTAAAAACCATTTTACTTAAACCCCCCGCAGCAAACTCGTTAAACTTAGAAATTTCCTTGTTGATGCTAAACGCAGTTATTTTACCAAAGCCCAACGCTTCGCTCATTGAGTTAACGGCTAGTATTGCAGCATCTATTGGAGCGGCTAATAACCTTAGACCTACCGTTGCTAATTCCATACCAACCCGCGCAACCGTTTTAAGAATTCCAAGGTTTCGTTTTTCCCCTTCGATTTCCATTTTTTTCTTTTGCTTCATCGCGGCTATGTACTGCTC